TCACCTCTGCCTTGTTCTACAGTACCATCTCTTTTTATTACTTTACCGTAACCAATCTTTAACCACCCACGCTGTCTATGCCATTGGTCTATTTCACTAGCACCAACATCTTGTGACGGTCTTGTTTGGGAACAATGTATTACTATGTATTTTGTTTCTTCTCTTGCCATTATAATATTTTTAACCACTCCTTTTTAGTTAAGTATTTTGTTTTCTTTTTAAAAATTCCAATGAAGATGTAATGAAGCAATGCGTATAATAAATACATTGCAAAAATAAAATAAATTATATTTGTACTATTTATTTTTAACTTCATTTAACCAACTCTTTGGAAATGTTTCTTTTGATGAACTCACACAATGATATGGAAAATTAAACATCTCACACCATTTGCCATAAGTTGTTTTTGATTTTTTTCCTATTTTTGTTTTTGCGTTGGAGAATATAAAACGAATATCTAACTCAGGATTTTGACTTTTAATAAGTCTCATCTTCTTTCTGTCTGCACTATTAAATGCACCCTTCGTTTCTATAATTAATTTTTTGACTATAAAGTCAGGGGTATACGTTTTCTTTATTTCAGGTTGGAAGTAAGTAATCTTCATACCTTCATACTTGAAAGTACAATTTTCTTTTTTTAAAAAATTGAATACTAATTCTTCCAAACCTGATTTAAGAGTTTGCGTACTAGAAATCTGTACTCGCTTGAACTTCTGACGATACATCTGTTTCTTGTACGGTATAACCATCTTCTTTATCAAAGAGGTCGCCTTGTTTGCCACCACCTTCTACTAGGTCAATGATTTGAACTGCAATTAATTGTAGTGTTATTCCTGCACCCAACGCAGGTACGAAATAATCTTTTACATTAAATGCAACTTTACCTTTTGTACCACCCCAAATACTTGTTGATTGTGGGAATGGGTTTTTGTTGCTATCGAACAATGCAGGTTTCTGAGAAAAACTTTCTTTTGTTTTTCTGTTTACACCTGTAGCTTTCATTTTAAATTTAAAAAATGCAAAGCCATCTTCTATTTGATAAGGCTTAGGAGCTAGTTTTACCTTCTTACCTTTTTTCTCTTTTTCAACTTTCGCAACACAAGCGTCTAATTCTTTGTCAATCAAAGTAACCATTGATAACGCTTCCTTTTGCGGAACTTTTAAAGTGAGTTTGTACTCTCCTGCTTCGTTAAAACGAACATCAGGTTTATTAAGGTGAGGATAAACAAACTCTCCTTTGGCGCTTATTTGTTTGTCTGCCATAGTTTGTCTCCTTTTGTTAAACTAGACGTTTATCTAGTCATAAGGGGTACTTAATTGCACAACTGCAAGTATAACTGCAAGTATCTAGACACAGAAAAAGATGGATTGCTTGACTAAATTTAAATCCAAGTTGCCTTTTTCAGGTATTTTAGGGAACTTCTTCATTACCCTCTCTAGCTGTTTACCTCTATATGAACTTTGTACTATTTGCTTCATTTCCATAGCCCAGTTAGCTAATACGTCCTTTTCATATATCTCACAAAAGGCTTCACGTAAGGCTATACCCATCTTTTCATTATCAGGCGCTACTACACCAAAGCTGTCATGTATTAAACTAAAGTTATCTATACCCATTTCTTCAGCTTTAACTACAGCTAACTGTAATACACTAGCGTCCATGCCATGTATAAAATTAGGGCATATGGCCTGACCTGTACGTCTTTTGTCAATTATATCTGTATCTGATTGTAGAGATAACTTAACTATACTATCACCCATTTGTGTCTTCAC